ATTAGGTAAATTAAAATTACTTACAAGTCCTGGTTTTCACGAAAGAGGTATTGTATCAACAAAAGGGGATTTAGCGGCTAACTATCTTCGTCAAGGTGTAACATTAGGTATATCTTCTCGTGGTGTTGGGTCTCTTAAAAAAGTTGGTGAACAAAACGAAGTACAGGATGATTTTGAATTAATTTGTTTTGACTTAGTATCATCTCCATCCACGCCAGGAGCATATCTTTTCAGAGATAAAGACGAAAGAATGAATTACGAAGAGAATTTAGATGAGGAGAAAAAAATGCAAGCCGAAAGACATATTGGTGAAACAGGATCAAAATCACTTGACTTAATGAATAGATTGTCCGATTATTTGAATAAATAATTAATTATGGACGAAAAATATTTTGTAGCAAAAATCACCACTGATATGGTTGATGAGAACACAGGTAAGATTAAAAAGCTGAGAGAAGAAAAATTGGTTCGTGGGTACTCACCTACTGATGTTGAAGCTAAAGTTACCAAGGTTTACGAAAATTATTCTATGGATTGGAGAATCACCGCAATCGTCGAATCAAAAATTGATGAGGTTATAGAAGGTTAATAGTAACAAGAATTTAAAGGAATGGGAGTTGACAAAAATGTCTTCTCCCATTTTTTTTTGTCTGAAATACCCAAGAAATAAATTTTTTTTAAAATCTATGATATTTATTTGATAATAAATGAAAAATACAAATATGGCAAATAACCAAAATGTAGTAGAGGATGCTCTTTACCAAATTAGAAATTTGGAAGAGACCTTACAAGAAAATGCAAAAGGAATACTTCAATCGACGATGAGTGAAGAAATCAAACAATTAGTAAAAGAATCTCTTAAAGAATCAAAAAAAGATGAGGAGATTGATGAGCAAGATGAACCCGTAACAGGTGGAGAGGCTGAAATGGACACAGAAACTGAAATGGAAGATGAAGAAATGGACGATGATATGGAGGCTGATGCTGAAATGGAAATGGACACTGAAGATTCTGATATGGAAGGTGAAGACGAAATGGAAGATGTGGACATGGAAGGAGACGAAATGGAAGATGAAGAAACTATCGATATGACAGGAGCTTCTGACGCTGAAGTCTTAAGAGTTTTTAAAGCTATGGGTGATAATGATGGAATCGTTGTGAAAAAAGAAGGTGAGAATACAGTTCATCTTACAGACGGTGATAACGAATACATGATCCAATTGGGTGAATCTGAAGAAGATATGAATGAAACAATTTACGAAATAGAAATGGACGGATCCGACGACATGATGGAAATGGAAGATGACATGATGGAAATGGATGATGACATGATGGAATACGACATGATGGACTCTGACGAACTTGACGAATGGTCTTGGGGTGGTGCTGCAACAGGTGCTATCAAAGGCGGTTTAGGTCTTGAAGAAGAAGATGACATGATGGAAATGGATGATGACATGATGGAAATGGATGATGACATGATGGAAATGGAAGCTGAGTTTGACATGGAAGGTATCATGGAATCAATTAAAAAATCTGTTAAACCAAAAGGTGTTGGAATTGGAAAAGGTCCAAAATTTAGCTATGACAAAAAACCTAACATGGGCGGAGGGTTCAATGAAAAAAGAAAAGAAGCTTTTGGAAAAGGAACTAAGGCTATGGGTACAGGTAAAGCTAAATTTGAATATAAAGAAGAAAAAGAGTGGGGTGGTAACAAAGGTGACTACAAGAGAAGTAAAGGTCACAAAGTAGGTGATAAAGATGGTCACTATAAAGACTATGAAAAGAGAGAAACTAAAGAAGCTGTGAGAACTAATAGTTATCCTAGAGCTAACAAAGTTGGCAACAGAAAAGGTTCTGACCAAAATGTGAATAGAAAAGAAATTAGACAAAGACCTAACACAAGAGTTAACGAAGAAGTTCAATTATTGAAAAATAAAAATGATGAGTACAAAAAAGCACTTGACGTTTTTAGAACTAAATTGAATGAAGTTGCTGTGTTTAACTCTAATTTGGCATACGCTACTCGTTTGTTCACTGAACATTCAACTACTAAACAAGAAAAAGTTAACATCTTAAGAAGATTTGATAATGTTGAATCTTTAAAAGAATCAAAAAATCTGTACAGAGTTATTAAAAATGAGTTAAACTCAACTGGCTCTTCATCAGAACAAAAATTAACTGAGTCAATTGAAAGAACTGTAAATAGAACTGTTGAAACAGGATCAGCAGTGAATTTGATTGAATCAAAAACTTATGAAAATCCTCAATTCTTGAGAATGAAGGATTTAATGGGAAAAATAAAATAAACATAAACTAAAAATAAAAAACCTAAAAAAATGGGAGCATTATTAGAATCAGGTCTTGTAGGTAACATCGGGTTGAAACACCTTAAAGTTATCAAAGAAGACACAATTAACAAGTGGGACAAATTAGGCTTTTTGGATGGTCTAAAAGGTCACTTAAAAGAAAACGTTGCACAATTATACGAAAACCAAGCATCTTACTTGATCAACGAAGCAACTTCTGACGGCCAATCAAACGGAGCGTTCGAAACAGTTGTTTTCCCAATCGTAAGAAGAGTTTTCTCTAAATTGTTAGCTAACGATATCGTATCAGTACAAGCTATGAACTTACCTATCGGTAAATTGTTCTACTTCGTACCAAGAATCCAAGGATATGCAAACGCATCTTCTGAGTATGCTAACTTATATCCTAACTCAACACCTTCTAACAGTACCGCTGGTGGTGACCACTACGCACCTATTGGATCTCCTGAAGCGGTAGCAAACAGTCAAAACAATCCTAACCAAGGATACCCTGATAACGACTTCTATTACAAGAAAGATCTTTATGATTTATTCTATGAAGGTAACGAAGCGTCTTTAGATCCTCCAGGATTATTTGACTACTCTAAAGGTAAGTGGACTGCAGTTACAGCTACAACAACAATCCAAGCGTGGACAGGTTCTTCGTTGGTTGACGCAGCTATCGGTGCTGGACAATTGATTCCAGCAGGTAACTACAGAAAAGTTATTGTTAGACTTTGTGGATTCGCAAGTGCAGGAGCAGGTAAATTGATCGGTCCTGATGGTAACGAAATGGATACTGAATCATTCCTTTCTGACCTTAGAATCTATGCTGCTAACGGGTTCTCAGCTAACACAACTTCACCTTGTAGTGTAACAACAACTACTTTCAATGGATCTACAGTATATGCACCTCTATTATTTAGAGTTGTAACTCAAATCTACGGTAAAGGTATTGTTAAATACGGAACAAACAAAGCTACTGAATTTAGAAACGCAGGTGATAACAACACTGAAATATACACACCACCAACAGGTAACGGAGGTAATTACAATGATATTTGTGATGCTAACGGTTGTATTTGGTTAGAAGTTGACCTTTCTTGTCCTGTATGTGCTGACTGTGACGCTACATCATTAGATGGTTACACAGGAACTACAATTGCATCAGGTGGATCTGCTACTTCATTCACTGCATGGTATAGAAGATATGCTAACCTTGAGTTCGAAGATCAAATTGGTGAGGTTTCTTTTGACCTTGAGTCAGTAACTGTATCTGTTACAGAAAGAAAACTAAGAGCACAATGGTCTCCTGAATTAGCTCAAGACGTTGCAGCATTCCATAACATCGACGCTGAGGCTGAGTTAACAGCATTGTTATCTGAGCAAGTAGCAGCTGAGATTGACCGTGAAATCTTACGTGACTTACGTAAAGGTGCGGCATGGCAATTACGTTGGGATTACAACGGATGGAGAAGAATCAACAACCAAGTATCTTACACTCAAAAAGACTGGAACCAAACATTGATTACAGCAATCAACCAATTGTCAGCACAAATCCACAAATCTACTTTGAGAGGTGGTGCTAACTGGATCGTTGTTTCATCTGAGGTTTCTGCTATCTTTGACGATTTAGAATACTTCCACGTATCTAACGCGGCTCCTGAGCAAGATCAATACAACATGGGTATTGAAAGAGTTGGTACATTATCAGGTAGATACCAAGTTTACCGTGATCCTTACTTCCCACCAAACCAAGTTTTGATTGGACACAAAGGAACATCATTGTTAGACACAGGTTACATCTACGCTCCGTATGTACCTCTACAATTGACACCTACAATGTACAACCCATTCAACTTTACACCTATCAAAGGTATTATGACACGTTACGCTAAGAAAATGGTTAACAACCGTTTCTACGGACGTATCACAGTTGATGGAGTTAGAACATTCGACTTGAGAGAATTGAGATAATCAATTAAAACCGAATAAGAAAAAGGTCAGAGAAATCTGACCTTTTTTTATTTTATTAAAGTTCGAATTGATTTAGATATCACTTCAGATTCACCAATTGTAAACACACCTTTGGCATGTGCGGATTTAACAGACTCAATTAAATAATAAAGAGCGTGTTCTTTATCCATTGTACTTAATATAAGTTCTAAATGGTCTTCACTTAACAAGTTAATAGACCCAAATAAATTACCATAGATTTTGTTTTCTTCTTCCATAATTAAAAAGTTAGATATTTATAATTATAATATAATGGATAGATTAAATCAAATAATTAAAAGAGTTATTAAAGAGGCCACTTCACAAAGAGGAGGTTCCGCAGGTGCATACGTTACACCGGTACAACCAGGATTTAGACCTTTTAGTAAAGATAGTTTAGCACCATTTAACATATCTGTTTCTAAATATGATAACCCATTAGTCCAATACGATAGTTTAGATCATAAAATGGATTTAAGAAAAGACCAAATTGCAAAATTAGAAAAAGAAGCAAATGATATAACTAATTTTATGAGAAAACATCCTGATTTAGCAACAGGAGATGATGACGGTGGTGTTATAAACCAATATATGTATAATCATAAAACACCTAAAGGGGATAGCCCAATGAGACCTTTCACAAAAAAAGTAAAATTTAATGAGTGGGTTGATTTATCTTATGATAATTTATTATCGGAAATTAGTTCCACTGTTACAGCAGGATTATATAATGCACCATTAGAAATTGGTAAATTAGAGTGGAAAAAAAATGAATTAGATCCATTTACTGAAAAGGTTATGACAGACTTTAATAAAAAATCATTAAAGAATACCTTGAAAAATAATATTAAAAGAAACGTTGGTGTTTGGGAAAAAAATAAAGATGGTTCATATAAAAGAGATATTGACTACCCCGAGACAATCAATGAAGATTTAGCTGTTTGGTTTGGTAAAAAGAAGAAACCTAAGGGATCTTCTCAACCAAAAGGACCTTGGGTGAACATTTGTCGTAAAGTAGACGGAAAACACCCTCCCTGTGGACGACACGACACTTCTAAAGGTTCATACCCAAAATGTCGTGCCGCAGGAGTTGCTGGTAAGATGTCAGATTCGGCTAAAAGATCTGCTTGTCAACAAAAGAGAGCTGCTGAAAAAAAAGACACTCAAACTGGTAAAGGTCAAAAACCTATTATGACTTCTTACAAACCTAAAAAATAACTATTGTTCAGATATTTTATTATAAACTTTAACTAAAGAGTTTTTAATATTTGATTTTACTTCAGCCTCAGTAAGGTTTCTTCTTTTTTCAGTTTCAGTGTCATATAAATAAGTAACACGCTCAAAATCTCTACTACTCATTTTGACATCATAATGAAATACATGATTAGTAATCTCAACTCTACCAAAATCAATAAGAACAAAAAGACCTAATTCTTCATTTATAATGTACCTCTTACTAGACATTGGTGCAATCATGAAATCAGATTTTTTATGTGATATCATTTTCACAACAATCTTGAATGCGGTTTTTTCATAAGGTTCTATTTCTTCATGAGTTGGCATAGATTTTCTCATTCTTCTCGCCATTTTGACCTTAAATCTTTTGTAGAGTCTTTTAAAAAAGTTTTTCATAGTTAGTTTTTGTTTTTCTAACTACAAATATATAAAAAAATATTGATTAACAAAAAGGAAGTTAAAAAAATTTAACAATATGCTCCTGAGCATCTCTTTTTACCGTCCAATCCAGGTTTGGTTCCTTTACATACCTGAACTGCGTATCCGTTGGCGTACGCCGAAGGGTAAACGTCAAACTTAGCTTTAGCTGCAGCTTTTCCTCTTGCACAAAGCTTTGTTCCTGTTTTTTTTCTACCTTCCATCATAACATTATCTTTCATCTCAGCATCAAATTCAGAATTTGTTTCATTCATTAAAAAATCAAAAACTTGGTCTAAATTGTTTTTTGCTTCTGCGATATGATCTTGAGCCCAATCATGACCTTGATCTAATATTTCTTCAATCGTATTATGATCCATTTCTAAAAGTAGATCACATTGTCTTTTCATTTGTTCTAAATTTGAAAAGAACATATACCTTGAAGATTCTTTTTCTTGTCTAGAAGGTTTGTCACCTATATTTTCTTGGATAACTTTTCTGATAATCTTATCTAAACTATTCATAACTAAGAGTATAATCCGTTCATTCCTCCTAACTCAACCGCATTTGCCTGAACAACGACCTGTCCATTTAAACCTGTCCAAATAGGATGAGGAGTCGATACCGAATTTACGGTTGATCCTGTCCCACAAGGACAACATATAACACAAGCTTCATATGGTGTTCCTGCAGTTATAAAAGTTGTGATAGTTTGTAAACAAGGTCCACAACCACTATATTGTGTCATTGCGGAAAAATTTGGTGTTCCTTGTGATGCTTGTACAACTGTACCACATATAATTTGCCCATTAGCACCACTGAAAGCCCAAGTTTGACCTGGACTTAAAGTTTCTTCTCCCGATTCACCAAGAACGTATTCTTCATCAGTACATAAAAGTATTTGGAATGTTGACATGTCTTTTTTATATATAAATACTTCTTTATTCTACTTTCTCATTTACGATTTGGAAATTTATTTGTTGTTTGTAAACATTTACCTGACCAGATGTCGTAACTTTTAAATCTACAAAGTACTCATTAGGTATTTTATCTCTCATATCAAAAATAAAATAGTACTCATTAGGTGTTCTATTCAAATTAGTCCAATCCTGAACTATAACCTCAGTTTGACCTTCTCTAACATAAACTCTGTATTGTCCATCAACATTTGGGAGTTGTTTGTTTGTCGTATACGCCTGTTTGATAATAACACCAACTTTTCTAATTTCAGTATTTAGAATCTTTTCGTTTTGTTTTAATCCATAATAAGTAAACCCATATTGGGCAGGATCGTTTGTATTTGTACCAATTTGTACAGATCTTTTAGTTGGGTAAACGGTAAATTCATTTATTTCATTTGGTAATGAAAAACCATTTAATTTTATGTTTGACCAAGTATCTGTGAATAAACATGGAGTTTTATAACCGATAAGTGGTGGTATTGTTATTTCATAAACCCCCTTAGTTCTTTGACAAGATGGTAAATTAATCAAACCTGTAATAGGAGTTCCTGAAGAATCAGAAATAGTGACTAAAGGCGGAATATCTAAATTTTTAAAGTCACCGTCCTCATAAACATATAAGTAAAGTTTGTTTACGGTTCCCAATGTAAAGTTATTTCTGTCGTCTTCGATTAGATCGTTGTATGTTGTTAGTAGGTATGGCTCGTAAAATGTTTGTGTGTGTCTTGTAAAGAAACCTACAGAATACGATCCTACAGTACCTATTAAATTTTCAACTTCAGGTAAATAAGCAATACCCCAACCTGAAGGGTTAACAATTCCACCGATCAACAAATCATTAATTTCGTCAGTCATATCAAATTCAATATCTTCATTACCAAATTCAAAATGTTGTATATCTACTATTGTTAATCCTGAAAAAGGTACTGGACCTAAATTCATGTTATTGTAGATTCCTGCTTGTTCCCAAGTATCTATAGTTGTGGTTTGATACCAGTTTGATGGCCTATTTGAATACGCTCTATTAGGACCCAATCCATCAGGAATATCATAAAAATCATAACCAACGCCTTCATCCCAATATTGTGGTTGGTTAGGGTCTAAATCTCTCGGGGGTATTCTAAATAAAATTAAATCAAATGATGTTGCTCTAAGACTACCATCAGGCATAGATGTATTTAATAAATCTTCACTAAATGAAGATGTGTTAGTCATTTTGAGTATATGTCTAGTATTATCAGTACACCCTGTTGAAATAATCCCTGTTGCCAATTTTTCTCTTAGAAGTGTTAAATCTAAGTCAAAAATAAAACGAGAATATCCTATTGGATTTACTAAACCACCATCTCCATAATATAGTTGCATAACAGGATTTCTTCCTGTGTTTACATAACTGTTAAAAACTATGGTGTTGTTTCTACTGAAATAAGAATTATTAATTGACATTTATCTTTTATTTATAAATATCAATTAATTCGAATATTTTGATTTAATATCGAATTGTCAGCGTCTTGTAGAATTTTGTAGATTTCTTCTAATTTAGTCCCATCAACTCCGATTGGAATTGGAGCTTCATTTATGTTGTGTACGTGTGCCCCTAAAAAGTCCACTATTAATTTTAAAAGTTTCATTAGCTCATTTCCTCTAACCATAGGATCAGTGTTTTGCAAAATGTTCTCAGTAAAATATGGTTGTGGTATACCATATAAAGTTTCTTTAGGCTCCAACATAATTTTTCTTTTCGAAGGTATGTCAGATTTATGTGATAATAAATATAAAAAGTCTGCGGCAACTGTTCCGTAAGAAACAGGATTAGGGTTATATGTATTTTGCCTTAATGTTTCTGTTTCAGGTGTCAATTGTTGACCAACAACATTTTTAGCCCAAACTAAAACACTACCAAATTGTCTATCTGATGGTAATAATTTTACTTTAGTAAAGAAGTTGTTAACCATATTGAAATCTGTAGATCCTGTTGAACTTAATTTGTCAATATTATTTTTTGTTGGTCTAAAATAGAATGGGAATTGACTTGAGATCCTCAAATCATTATCAAAAGGAAATTGTTCATACCCTTGAATATTAATTTTTCCTTCATTCAACCCATTTATAAATTGATTTATAATTTTTACTCCCTCATCTAAAGTTTTTCCTGTAAATACTAAAGTATACTCAGGTCCACTTTTATATTGATCTAACGGGGTATCCATATAGATTTCACTAGTTTTAGTTTTGTCTTTAGGTAATAATGAATATAGACTTATATTACCGTTATAAAACGTAGATCCTGTAACACCACCACCTGAAGTATTTCCAGTAATAGTTACTTGATTGGTAACTTCCCACTCAATTAATTTTTTAACTAATTGAGGTTTATTTTTTAGAATTGTTTTTTTAATAGGATCTTTTTCAACTCTCTCTAAATCAAAATTTGATATTTGTAAAAACCCTCGATTTAATCTTGGTGTTGGTAGATTAAATCCTGCGGTTTGGGTTGGTATGTTCTTACCTGCTCTCACTAAAACCTCATCCTGTTTTACAATAACGTCTGCGGTTCCTCTACCTAATAACGCATTATCACCAGGTTCAGGATAAATACCTTTTGCCTGACCTTTGATTTCAAAACTTATAGGATCTTTAATATTGTTAGCTTGCTTCAAAAATACACCACTAGCCAACATTGACTCAGAGTTATGCCAATTTTCGTAAAAATTGTTCTGAGGTCTTGTTATAGGACCCTGAATGTAGAATTTAGTGTTATCTACAACATAATCTTTATTATAGTAAAAAATGTGAATATACTCCTCAACTTTAGGTACTTGACTCACATAATAAGGTAACAAAGGTAAATAAATCAAAGGATCTCTTTCAGTCCAAATATCCTTTTCAGGGTTCCAATTAGTAGGTAATACATCGGCCTCAACTTGATCTATTGGTAAAGCTCTAATTCTTCCTAACATTAAAGGATCTTGATTGTTAATTACATAACCTTGAAATATTATCTTTTGTTCACTCATTAAATTTTAGTTCTTTCAGTATATTCTTTATGTAAAACATTATAGGTATTTTCTAATGCATCTAAATGGTGTGTGAGTTTTATTATAGATTCTTTAGTTACTTTGTGGTCTTCATTAATAAATTCCATTGCGATTTGAAGATCTCTATTTGATCTTTCTTTATGTTCTTTTATTATCAATAAAACCTCGTTAGCTTTGATTCTTTTTTCGTCAATGTTAAATGAACTTTCCATATGCGTCTTTTGGGATTGTTACACCAGCCGGTGTTATAGTTAATGGACCAATACCGATAGCGACTTTTCCATTCTCCTCAACTTCTTGTGCGTTACCATCAATCATCGCTTTAATTGATGCTAAAAATTTATTCGGACTCCCGTCAGGCATAGGACCTGTTGGGACACCTATTTCTTGTAAATTTTGAACAGTATTTAAGAATGACCTTGTTGGTGAGTATCCGTCAAGTAGTTTGGCGGATAATAAAAGTGGTAGTGGTAAATCTCCTCCTTTTTCTGCCAATTTATCTAACCTTTTTTTAATACCAATATTAAGTAATTGAAGTAGTTCATCTAAAACACTTTTACAATCTCTAAAATCTTTAGTGATTACTGCCAATCCTGGTATAATTGCGACAATCGCTAAAACCATCCTATAACGTTTTCTTGTCTTTTCATCGTTGATATCTTGAAGTAACAATTTTACTAATGCTTTGACTTCTTTTTTTAATTCATTGAAAACTTCTTTTGTAAAAATCGCCACAACTTTAGTCATGAATTCATTAAAAAATGTTCTGAATTTTTTTTGGAAATCTTCAATGTTTGAAACCTGTTTATAAAACGGTTGGTCGAACATTGCCGCTATCGTCATAATTGGTAAAACATTTTTTGGTGATAAAACAGTATTGACTAAAGCTTTTAAAAATTGTTCAAAAAAACCTTCATCCAACGATAGTTTAAATCCGTCATCTAATGTTGGGTAGATTATTCCTGATGCCGCCTCAATCTCATTTAAATCTGAAGTATCTTCATTAAATTGTAAATTATCTAATGCCGTTAGCGTCGCTTCTAAATTTAAAGGAACTTTGATGTTATCACATTCCTCAAATTCTACAACACCCAATTTTATGTCTGAAATACTTTGTTCTATAATTCTTAAATCAATATCGTTAAATTCATAAAATGACTCATCAACATTATCAACTTCAGATACTTTAGATGATGCCCCCACATTAATTTCTTTATTGGAGTCAGAACAAAGACCAAGTATTCTTTGCATGATTAATAAAGTTTTTTGGATGGTTTGTATTTTTAAAAATCCATCACCTCTACCAAATGAAATTACACCAGTAACATAATCCGTTAGATTTGCAAAGAATTGTTTGTAATCCAATATATCTATTGATTCGTAATAATCCGCTAAAAAAATATCAACAGCCGGAAGACCTACTCTTGTACTTATGTCAACTTTGAAGGTTGGTTCATTTACGGGTAGTAATGTTATTGGATCCGTGTAGGTTTCTATATATGTAACATTAAATAAATTTTGGTTTGATTTACCTCTATATGGGGATCCAGCAACTGCCTGATAAGGTTGGTTTAAATTTTGAGTTCTTTGGTAAAGTTCTCTATTCATTGAGAATGGAAAATCGTTATACTGAATAGGTTTTTGTTCGTAGAAAAATTTACCAATTTTATCGTCAGGACCCAATTCAAAAGACCCAAACAAATCGACACACCTTACTGGAACATAGTATGTTGATGGTATTGTAGTCATCGTATTACTACAACCCAAGGCGTTTATTGCTTCCTCAATTAAAATTGTTTTAAGTTGTGGTTTAATCTTCTTTAAAGAATTTAAAAATATTCTTTTGATCAATTTATCGGTTTCAAGACCAGAACCTTTAGTTTCTTTTAGTTGTTTGATTAATTCTTGTAAAAAACTTTTGGCATTTGAGGTATGTTTTTTTCTCCACTTATTATAATCTGTAAGTGGTTGAGATAAAAATTTATTTGCGGTTTCTTGAGAACTACCCGCTTTCTTTTTTAAGCTTTCGTAACTTTTTTTATATTCTTTATAAGTTTTATAAACACCTGTTTTGTTACTTGCTTTTTTTAAATCTTCATTAATATCGACAGCCATATAAAAATTATTTTTTCATTTTATAGGTCCCATCATTGTTGATGTCTTTTTGAAGTAGACTTTGAATTGCAACGTCATCCATGTCTAAATCAGAGAGAGTGAAATCCTGTTCTTTATCCGTAGATTTTTGCCACATTGTAGATTGTAATTTTGAAAGGGTTAATTTTTTTTCAACACAGTCATTAATTATTTTTTGTTGTTTTTCAATTACAGGACCAATAAGAGTCATGTCCTCAGGTTCCTTCATCATTGTCAACATTTTGTTTTGGATTCTAATCGCGGTGTTTCTTTGTTCTACTAATTCATTGTAGATTTCTTGCATCAAAGATAACATTGACTCTTTTGATAAATTTATCTCTTTTTTCGGTGGTCTTGGCATACTAGTAAATATCAATCTTTCAGTAATTCTTGAACTAAATCAAAATATAACTTTTTATATTTTTTAATAGAATTTCTTATTTCTTTGGTAGATAAATTAGTCATTTCTCTCAATTCAAAAAGGATAAGATTCTTATTAAACTTGTTGTTACTTGATTCGTGAAAAATTTGGTTATAGTTTTCAAATAAGTCATAAATCGCAGAACCTAATTTATGTTCTTGATCATTAGTCTCATTATTATCTAAATTATCTTTCAGCCTCTCAAGAAACTTTTTTATAATTGTTTCAGAACTTAATTCGTCATTATCAATAAAATATGACATTTCAGCTCTATTGGAAAGATCAGATGAAATATCTTCGTAAGATATTTTTCTATTCATTTCTTTTTGATCTTTCATTATTTGACCCATCAAATAATTTTTACAGATCGTCCCAAAGTATGAGTATGCTTTCTTCTCTTTAGAAGGTTTAAATTTCTCAATCTTTGTCATAAGAAAAGAATGTGTATCTACGTGTATTTCTTCGTAGTTCATATCCTTCCTGTACAATTTATATCTTCTAATAATTGAAGATATCATTTTATCTAAAGGTTCTTTCAAAAATTCGTTATATATTTTGTTTCTTTCTTCATAAGTTTCGGCGATTAAAAACATTTTAACCGCCGTCTCTTCTCGTTCATCAAAATAATTATTAACTTTTGGTTTTCTTCCTTTCTTCTTCTTTTCTGTTAAAACTTCAGTTTCATTGTTTACCATCAAATATTTTGTGGTTCATAATTTATATCTCTTTCGTTTTTGAAAAAATATTCTTTTTTGGCCGACTCAATCCAAAACCTTGCTTCGTCTTGATCTAATCTGTCGTCACCATTTTTGTAATTCCAAAATATAGATCCTTCTCTTAAATTCATGTGTTTATAACCAATACGAGGTATTGTCATAATTTTTACTGAATTGTGGGTAAGTCTTAAAAATAATTCATATCCGAAAGTAAGTTTAATGTTAGACTTAATACCACCAACTTCTTGGTATTTTTCTTTTTTGAAAACCATACCAGATGTTTGAAAATTTTGATATGTTTGTAATGTTTCATTTGTCAAAATTCCCATATCTGTTGATACGTTTGCCGCGAAAGTTGCCTCATTAGTGAACCCTGCGAAAACTAATTTATCATCAACGTCAACAACGATTGGTAAAAAAGCATCTACATCTTTATAAATATCCATATATTTAGTTGCGTTTTTGAACCAAATATTTGAATACTCGTCATCAAACTCGGCGATTGAGCACCATTCTGATTTTGCTAACTCGACACCTCTATTCACTTGTTTTGCAAAATTAGGTTCTTCATCCCAAACCTCATTAACAACTGTCAATCCACTAAATTCATAATTGTTTACGAAGTTAGTTAAATAATCTTCAGAACCATGAACAATAATTAATTCATTTAAATAATCACCTTGATTTCTGATTGATTGGATACACTTATCAAAGAACTCTTTGAAGTCTATCGCTTTACCCGATTTAATAGGTAAAATAACTGATATTTTATTTTCGATACTCATAATTATACTGTTTCAATTTTTTCTAGTTGATCTTCAAAAGAAGTGATTCTACTCTCAAACATTTTACCAAACAATTCTAATGTTTCTGTTTGGAATTTCTCAAAATCATTGATTGATTCAATTGTTAAATCCATATTAGAGAACAATTCAGGATTTAAATTATCTTCTAACCAATTTTGGATATAATCAGATAATACATCAACAATAATTGTTTTATTATTTACCCACAGACCATTGTCTTCGTTCATCCATGACGGTACATAGTCAGGAACTAAACCTAATACTGGAATACCCATTTTCATAGACTCTAATGGGAAAGTTCCAAAAGAACTTGTTTGGTCAATCCAAACAGAGATAAAGCTATCTTTCATTGCTTCACTAAATTCTTCTTCAGACAAACCTCTTAAATCTCTAAATGTGATCCATCTATATTGTGGGAATTTAGCATAAAATGTTTTGATTAGATTAGTCGTATCTCTATGGTCTCTTGTGTGAATGTTCACAATAGTTTTAGGCGGGAAGACATTCTTTTGGAATGTATCTGAAACATATGGTGAAATAACATCAACATATACATTTCTCATAACTGACTCAATAAGTTCTTTTTGTTTGTTAGAAGTTGTGATACATTTGTAGAACCCTAATTGACTCCAAGTTTGACCTGGTTGTAAAGTCTCAAATATATGGTCAAATGCTTGACAAAGAACAATTTTACCACAAGGTAATTTAGTAATTTGGTCCATGATAAAACCATAAATTTCAGGAATGATAATTAAATCATCTGGTGAAATTTCTAAACTAGTACCCTCAATGGCTCTGTGTTCTAATTCAGACATATACTCGTCTCCTAACCAAGTCTCAACACCATAGTATTCAGGTTTTTCATGAAGGATAATTGAGTTATATCCGTTTCTTTTTAATGTTAATGCCATTTGGTAAATGTATCTAACAGATGCCTTAGCGTTTCCTTTTGTGTCTTGTACTATGAAATAAATTCTAGACAACTTTTCTTTCATGTTGTTGATAGAATTTTCCAATTTTGTGATTTGTTCTGTATTCATATCTATTATAATTTATTTATTATTTTTTTCATTAGTAATGTATTAAAAGAGATTTTAAAAGGAAGGGTAACTTCATTAGTTTTGAAACCCATATTTTCATCAACCACTTCGTTTTCAGTAAGAATAGTTTCTACCATATTTTTTATCATCTCGTATTTAACTAAATGGATTTGGGATTCCCCACTTGTACCTACTAACTCAACTTCTTTTTCAATTTTATCTAAGTCGACGTAGTAATTTTCACCAAGAATTTTAAACATTTTGTTTAAGGTTTTGTATTATCTGTTCAAATTCAGAAAGTGAAGAAATTTCATAATCTGATTTGATTTGTTTATTGTAGGAAGTGTTAAACTTAACAACAATTTTACCTACAGGTTTTTCTAATAATAGAATAGGATCTGCGGTAAGTAAAATGTCTATTTGATCCCACATATTGTTTTTTGTTATTTCACTGAAAAAAACTACTTTTTCCAACAAACATCCAAATTTTGATAAGAAAAATAATGATGAGGGTTTTGATTTACCAATTTCTCCTGAGACAACTATTAATTCATTTTTATCTCTTAAATTAAAATAAATTTCATTTAGTATGTTAAACGTTGTCATTTCTGTAGACGGTGCGTGACCAAATAATTCCATTGCATATTCCTCATACATAAAATTAAATAACTCGTCTTTACCCCTAAAAGAAAAATGTTTATCCAACTCTAAGGAATCTACATCAGATATTTGTTTATATTCAAACTTTTCTAACGTTTCTGTTATTGGTTTTGTATTACCAGACATATCAAGTTCATAGGTTGTTTGTGTAACCTCATCATCGGTGTTACTCTCAATTAGATGCTTTTCATATAGTTGAGTAAATTTACCGATAGTATCTCTTAATACACCATTAATATCAATCCCTATCTTCATCATATTTTTGTAATATTTTTGTAATTATTGGATTTCTAACTCCATCTTTATCTCCGAACTCAAAAATTCCAATACCATTAATTCCGTTAAATCTAATTAAAGCATCATACAAACCTGAATGTTTTTTATCTTTATATCTATCGGTTTGCTCAATATCACCGGAAATAAAGAATTTAGTGTTAGTACCTATTCTTGTCAATAGTAATTTCATTTGTTTTGGGGTTGCGTTTTGAGCTTCCTCAAAAATTAAAATTGAATTGTCTATTGTCATACCTCTCATATATGCTAATGCAAATACCTCAATTACTTCAGCATCTTTTAATTTTTCTCTCGCTTCTTTACCAATAATTTTATTTAAAAGGTAATAAGACGGGAAGATGTATGGGTCTAATTTTTCTTCTAAGTTACCAGGTAGTGCCCCCAATTTTTCTTCAGCTTCAACAGCTGGTCTTACAATGATAATTTTATCATATCCATTACCATCATCTAATAAAAGATCCACAGCGGTTTTCATCGCCACGTAACTTTTACCAACACCTGCAGGACCTGAACAAATTGTAATTTGATTATTCAACAAAGTTTCGGAATAAATTTTTTGATTTTCGGTTAAAAATTTACCTTTTGGTCTTTTTTTAACTACTTGTGAGATTACATCTCTTTTAGAGTTCAAAGGAACGTAAGCTTCCTCTGTTGGTTGTGGTTTTCTTCTTGTCATATTTTATTTAACAAATCTTTTAGTGGATTCTTGTTCGTAAATCCTTGTTCTTAAACTACTTGTAGAAAAGTCATGATCTCTTTTGTTATAAATAAATCTTATGTTTCTTTTCATACAAATATCTTTTGCAGTGAAGTTTTTATCTTTGTACTCTTCACCAATAATTCTAACATCAATATCTAAAGACGAGAATATGGTTTTTAATTCTTCCTCATTATTATAAGGTATAATTTTATCCACATATTGAACTGCGTCCAATTGAATGTACCTCTCAACTAAAGATTGGATGGGTTTGTTTTTTTCGGGTCTGTCTAATGATGGGTCTACTTGTAGAGCACATATTAGGTAATCACAATATTTTTTACATTCTTCTAACATTATTATATGACCTGCGTGAAGGAGATCAAATGTCGAACAAGTAATACCTATAATTCTGTTTTGTTTATCCATTTTTTCTTACAATACTATAATTGTTTTCAAAAAATTCAATAGTTTCCTTCAGACCTTCATAGAATGGTGTGAATTTAAAGTTTGGTAGATAATTTTTAATTTTAGTATTGTCTGATGGTTTTCTAAACTGTCCATCGGGTTTTGAGGAGTCAAAAATTACATCCCCTTTAAAGTTCATTAATTCGGTAATTACATTAACAACCTCTTTGATCGATATTTCTTCAGAAGTTGATAATATTATTGGTTCATTTTCGTTGTAGTTATATAAAACCCATTCGGTCAGTTTTGCAACATCTTTACTAAATATAAATTCACGTAAAGGTTTACCTGACCCCCATATCTTAAGTGGTGTTTTATTTTCTCTTGCCAAATAACACTTGTGAATTAATGCCGGCAACACATGACCATTTTCAAGATCATAGTTGTCATTTGGTCCATAGATGTTTGTTGGGATAACAGATTTATAATTTAAACCGTATTGTTCGTTGTAAGCCCTAATTTGAACGTCCGTCATTCTTTTTGCATACGCATAAGCATTGTTAGAAAAATGTGGTTCACCTAAGTGAATCTTTTTTTCTGTTAGTGGGTAATCCACTTTGTCAGGAAAAACACAAGTCGATAAAAATGCCACTAAATTTTTTACGCCTGAAAGTCTCGCACCCTCAATTACATTTGTGTTCATCATTATGTTATTATAAAAGAATTCTCCTTTATAATTCATATTAGCACCAACACCACCAACTTTAGCAGCACAATGTATAATACCATCAAAGCCTTTCAACATTAGTCTGTAGGTTTGATCTCTATCGATCAAATCATATTGTTTTGAGGATGGTTTAAAATATTGGTCCCCAATAAATTCAGAACCTACTAATCCATTCCCACCTGTAACTAATATCTTATTTCCCATAATATTCTACCCAATATTCAATCATTTCATCTAACATAGTCTCAAAAGTATATTCAGGTTGCCATGACAACTCTTTTCTCAATTTAGATGAATCACCTTTTAAATTTTCTAATTCTTCAGGTCTAAAATGTTTTTCATCAATAACAATATGGTCCATATAATCTAAACCTAATGAGCTGAAAACATAACTACATAGATCTTGAACAGAGTGAGAAACCCCTGTTGCACAAACATAGTCGTCAGGTTTATCTGATTGTAACATTAACCACATAGCATAAACATAGTCTTTTGCGTGACCCCAATCTCTAGTTGCAGATAGATTACCAATATTTAGTTTATCTTGTAAACCAAGACTAATTCTAACCGCAGCTTTAACAACTTTGTTAGTCACGAAATTAGTCCCTCTTCTTGGGGACTCGTGATTAAACAAAATACCATTCCAAATCTTCATCCCGTAAGAATTTCTATAGTTTCTACAGATATTGTATGAAAATACTTTGGCACACCCATATGGTGATACGGGATTCATTGCTGTAGTTTCTCTTTGGTATCCGTCTTCGTCAATTGTATTTCCAAACATTTCAGAGGAAGATGCTTGATATATTTTTGAGTGTGGTGAAACCAATCTAACGGCTTCTAATAAATTTAATGTCCCAACACCTGTAACATTTGTTGTATAGATTGGTTGGTCAAAACTAATTCTAACATGAGACTGTGCAGCTAAATTATAGACCTCATCTGGCTGTACCATTGATAATACTTTAACTAAAGATGCCATGTCTGTTAAATCGGCATATTCAAGATGGATTAAATTTCCATCCCTTAAACTTTCAATCCTCGAAGATTGTGTTTCAGAAACAGAATTTCTTTTTACTGTTCCCCATACTTCATAACCTTTTTCTAAAAGTAATTCGGCAAGATATGATCCGTCTTGTCCGTTTATTCCTGTAATTAATGCTTTTTTCATTCCTTAACTTTACAATTTTTAAAAATATCAAACTCAGTTAAATCTCTATACCCATTATTTTCATCTAAATCTGATTTATGTTCAGGATAATTTTGCATCAAACATAATCCATGTGCCGCTTCTTGAGGCGTCATATACATATTCCACCCTATTGTATTGATATTATCTTCTTTATAATAAACTTCATTTCTACCTTCATATCTGGATTTTCTAAACCATTTTGCTGCTTCCTCATCGTCTGTCAATATCATCCCACCTTTACCAATACCTAAATTTTTTTTGATGTGAAATGATAAACACATAAAACTATTTTTTATAAACATATTAGATGTAAATCTTTTAGCGGAGTCGTATATTGGATAAGGTTTTAGTTGGTATAACCCTGACCAATGGTTGGTTTTTGGGGTCTTATCAAAAACTACACTTCCGCCAGCATTTATGATACTCATAGGTACTGATAGATAAGTTTTGGATGGGATAGTTACTTCTGTAACATTCAGGTATTTACAACATAAAAAAATAGCGTTTGTACAACTATCGACCGAAATTGCAAATTTAGCACCTGTATATAGTGCTACTTCTTCTTCAAACATTTTTACAATGGTATACGGGTTGTGTTTTTTAATTGGCATTTTTTCCTATATAAAATCCTGTTATATAATTTTTTTCTAAAAATGGTAAACCATGACTAAACATATTATTAAATTCGTCACTTTCAAAAATGTTACCGACTATTTTGTCATTTAAAAAATAATCATGAGACCACAATACTTTTAGGTTATTAAATTTTTTTAATAAACGTAGTTCTTTTATTACATGATCATGGTCATGACAACCATCCTGTACTACAAAGTCATATGTATTATTTTCAATTAAAAATTGTAAAGAGTCGGAAATAATTTTATTAAATGGATATAAATTTTCTATATTACTATCAGGATAATCAATTATATCTATAGTGTCAATCTCACATGGATAACCATCAAGATCATTGTTTTTACATGCTAATAAAATATGTTCAGTTCCACAACCTTTATGTGTACCTATTTCTAAAATTTTTTTTGGTTTAGTAAGTCTTATTGTGTTATACAACATTTTTAATTCTCTACGACCCGCACTATTATAATCTAAAGTATTTTCCCACCCATTTAAATTATTTTCATTTATCCATTTATTAAAATTTTCTATTTCACATTCAGGAAACAATCGTTTGAATCCATCCCAATATTCACTCAACATGATATTTTCATCTTCGGTTTTTTCAGTCCAAGTGACTCCGAAATTTTTTTGCATTTCTAATATTGTCATTTTTTTGGTATAAATTTTATTAGTTTATTTTGTAAATCTTTCATAAATAAGATTTCTTCGTCGGTTCCTTTTTTGGTGTACGTTCTGTCAACAATATTAAAATAACTAAATTCATCTGAAATTATTTCAGAATCATTTTCAATTAGTTTTATTTTTTCAGATAATTTAAACTGACTCATTATTTTTCTTCTTTCATGAATTGTAATTTCTCTAAATTGTGGCGTTATTTTATCTGTTAAATCTTTGGCTGGACTACCCCCATAAATATGGTTAAATTCCATATTTTTTGTAATCACACTACCAACAAGAGCCATAGATTTGTCTTCGGCTATTATAGGAGATACAACACAATGACCAACAAACCAAACGTCATTACCGATAATTAATTTTTTTTCTGATTCGTAATTACACCCCTCCAAAGGGTCCCCATATCTAATATGACTCCATAATTGTGAATATGCCCCAATACCACAATTATTACCAATTGTGACACCCCCAATACTATCTATAATAGTGCCTTGTCCTACCCATGCGTTATGACCTATCGACAATGGTTTATACCCATGAATATTACTGTGGTGATGTATTTTACAATAATCACCAATTGTTAATTCATCAATAATTATTTGGACATTGTCACCAATATAAGTGTTATCTCCTATTACAATTTTTTTTGAGTTACCATTCAGTCCTCTAATTGTTGCACTTTCAGAAATAAAAACATTTTTACCTAATATTAAATTATCAACGTGGATATTGTTCATATTTTTTTTCATACCAAAAATCAGTTTTTATCCATTCATTTTTTACATTATGGGGGTTAATTTCCTTTTGAATAAACCCAATTTTTTTAGACTCATCATTAATAATCTGAACAATTTCGTCTATATCAACTTTTACTTGACTCCCTTCTCTTAAATAATTTTTTAATCCTATTATTGATGGGAATTTATAAGGGGAACTCATAACCGTTTTAATTCCCATTAAACCTAACTCTCTAACTGTAGTATAACCATGTTTACCTGATAAATTTAAACTTAAAAAACATTTATCATAATAATTTGTTTTTAGGTTTTCTAATGTATCGTAATATTTTGCATCACTAACCTCACCACCAAAAATTATTTCATAATTAATCTTTTTTTGAATTTCTAATATTATATTTTTTTGAAACTCGATGGGGTCCCTCATATATGAATAAATTTTATCACCCAAAATTTTAGGTTTAAATATTGAATAATCTTGGTACTCAAATTCAATATTAGCAAATTTATAGTTTTTAATAGGTTTTAATAATGGATCATTTATTATGAATAAATTATCAGAATTTTCTATATCATTTAAAGTTTCACAATCTGATGGAGTTATAAACTTAATAATTTTTAACCCTCTATGATCATTAATTTTTTTAATTTCACCAAGACCACCCCAAAAAAAGCAAGGACTGTTAATATCATAATAATCAACAAATCCGTATCTTTTTTTTAGTCTATCCGAAAATGGATAGATGCCATGATTGGCCACGTTTATTTGTTTTATTTTTTTCATAAAATTAATTAAATACGGTATATTCTAATTGACTAGTTGAGTCATTAAACAAGTCATTATTTCGTTTTACCTCATTCAACATATTAATGTGGTAAAAAATATTTGTTTTACGCAATTTTAACGAATCAAATATTAATCTAAATGAACTATCAATAAAATGAGATTCAACACTATGTTCCATTAAATAACAATAATCAAAAACATTATCAGTTAAACCGATTTTTGGTCTGATAATTGGTAAATCTTTGTTAATTATTTTGTCTTGATTTACATTGTAATTTCTAGTATAGTCGTCGTGAATAAAAATGTATTCATTTTCAACAACATTAAATTTGTTAAATAATTCTTTTTCTGATTTTAAATCTCTCTCAACATAAAAGTTTTTCCACCTGTTTTCAAATGGGATATTATTTTGCATATAAAAACTTTCATCAAAACCTTTTGCGTCAGGATGTCTATAAAATCCGGCAACAATTAAATTATCACGATTTAATTTATTTTCAACTATGTAATTTTTTGCGTAGTTATCGTCTCCAACTAAAAAACTTAAATTTTTTAAATCTCTGTACATTGATGTAACAGTTGTTAAATTGTGAGATTTAACAAACATTTTATATTCCTCATTTTTGTTAATAATCGTTCTAACTAAACCATTACATATTATATGATCCCCTAAACCTAAATGGTGGTATATATATTTCATTATTTACAAGAATTATAAAGTTTATCCATTTCGTCAAAATGTTTAACATAATGGAATGTAATGTATTCGCAACATTCATTAATTTCTAAATTAAAAAATAAAGGGTTTTGTGATCTGAACCTAAAATCATCGATACTTATTATACCCAAATCTCTTAATTTTACCCCTAAAGTAACATCAGCAAATCCCGTATTAGTTACCTCAATTGTTTTACAAACTTCAGATAATATTTTTTTACTTATCAAATACCCCGCACCTCCAGAACAATAAGTAAGGTTAAGATCTAAAGGCCAAGTCCCTTTCAATACCGACCCATGTACCACATCATCACTGGCCGTTTTTGTGTAATCAATCAAATTATCAACATTAACAAATGTATCGTCATCACAGAAAAAGAACCAATCATAATCAGTCTTATTATCGTTAACATATTTTAATACGTTTATATGTTTTTCTTCATTTGATTCATAATGTGTTTTATCAGATACTTTAATTATATTTTTTTCTAAATCTTCGTGATCCGAATAAAAAATATGATCAATATCTTTACCCCATGTTTTTATGACATTATCATATCTATTTGGAAACATGGATCCGTGTAATATTAAAACTAAAATTTTCATTGTAAAAAAACTGTATGGTCGTTAGTT